AGCCCGTCTGCACGGGCCTAACACTCGGGGTAACACATGGCCGCACCTCTTCCGCTCCTGTCTCGTTGCCGTCAACTCGCCTTCGAGGTTGAGTCGACCCGTGGCACGTACAACGATCCCTCCTTCAGCACCAAGTCCGTCTTGGCCTACGACGTCACGCTGACGACGCAATTCGGTCGATTCAGCCGTGACGTGCAGCGCGGCACGCTGACGAAGTTGGCGGGAATCGTCGGCCAGCGGACGGTGCAACTCTCGTTCACGCTCGAGTCGTACCACGACGCTGCCGTCGACACTCCCGACCACTGGATGAACTTGCTCACGGCGTGCGGCATGAAGGCGACCGCGGCGAGCGCGTCTGCCGGCGGCTCCACCTACAAGTTCGAGGATGCCGTCTCCGACACGGCTCCGCTGTCGAATCAGACGCTGTCCTTCAAGTTGGCCATGGCCTCCCGTGGCGGCGCGGCAGGCTCGGCCTTCGGCGTGAAGATCAAGGGTGCGTCGGGCACCTTCACTGTCGAGGCCCGGGTGGGCGCTCCGATCCTGTTCAAGTTCACCTTCACGGGCGTCTTCCATTCCTTCGAGGACTTGACCCTCGCCGCTCCGACCATGCCGACGGTTGTGCCTGCCGTGTTCCACGGTGTCGGCTTCGGCTTCGCACGTGTCGGGCAATCAATTAACTCCAACCTCTGCCTGTCGCAGTTCACCTTCGACTCGGGCGTCACTGTCGTGCCTCGCGAATGCGTCAACGCCACCGAGGGCGTCGATTACTTTACGGTCGTCGACCGTCGCCCGGTCGGCTCGTTCGATCCGGATCTGCAGTTGATGGCCGACAGCACCGAGCACGACTACCACTCGTTCATGTCGTCGAACACGGACTGCAAGTTGGAGTGGTCGCTTGCCGATGTCATGTCGCTGACGATCCCCTCGCTGCGGATCACGTCGATCGCCGACGGCAATCGCAACGGCATTCAGACGGCATCGCTCGACTTCGAGGTGGTCAACGAGACCGCCGAGAGCGACGTCACGATCGCGTTCCTCTGATAAGAACGGCTCCCCATGCCCATCGCTCTCGACCCTCGCAGGGAGGTCAAATATGTCCTCCGCTGCGACCGTGCGCTTCCTCCCGAGAAGCAGACGACGTTCTCGATCCGACCGCTCACCGTGCGCCAGGCGGCCGAGGTCAAGGACTCGCTCCTGATTCTCGACAAGGCGACGCAGGACTTGAAGCCGGCGTCCGGCTCCCACGAACTGTCGATTCTCCGATGTGGACTCATCGGGTGCGACAACTTCCTTGACTCATCGGGTAAGGAGGTCCGGTTCACGATGAAGTCGGGCGTCGTATCCGATGAGTTCCTCGACAGGCTCGCGTACGACTGGCGGACGGAACTCGCGAACGCCATCACCGACCTGTCGACGGTGACCGAGGCCGCTCTGGGAAACTGATTCTCGGAGCGGCGACCGCTGCTCGTGCACTCGAGCAGGACTGCAAGGTATGCAAGCGCAGTCCTCAGGTGCGGCAGCGGTGGGGCTGTGACGTCGCCGCGCCGATCCCGTTCGCATACCTCACGTGCGAGCGGTGCTTGGGCTACAACCCGTCCTGCACGCTCTGCAAGGGCGACGGCAAGGGACGCGCGCACTACGACTGCCCGAACCGGGTGCTCGAGCCGGACACGCTGTTGGCTCTCTCGTGCCAGGCAATGTTCGAGTCGACGGGTGCGATGCCCGTGGCGGGTGGCATAATGGATCAATCTGATGCGTGGCTCGTTGCCATGCGGACGATCGGCAGCGAACTCGGCAAGCATCGAGAGGCAGAGAGGCAGCGATGGCAGGAGGAGGCTCAACGCTCGAGATCGTCCTGAAGGTCAAGGACGAGGCCACCAAGGCCATCACGACGATCGGCAAGGAAGGGCTCACCTACTTCCAGAAGATCGCGAAGTACACGAAGGAGTCGATGTCCTCGATCGCGGACGTCGGCAAGATCGCCAAGGGCGTCTTCGAGGCGTTCGGCAAGGTAGTCGAGTACATCGGCAAGGGCCTTGAGATCCTGAAGAAGTACGCTCCGGAGGCTCGGGAATACCTAGCCGACATAGGCGAAGGCCAGCGGGCGGCGATCACGAATATGCTCGAGTCGATCAACCGGCTGAAGGCCGCGCTCGAGGGCATCTTCGTTGAGGTGGTGGCGACGTTTGCTCCCGAAATTGCAAATGGTCTCGACGACATCACTCGACGGATTCAGTCGCGCAAGGAAGAGTTCGTGCAGTTCTTCGTGGACATCGGCAAGTTCATCGCCGATCTGTTCACGCGGCTCGCGGAGTTGATCGGCAAGGTCTTCGCAGGCATGGCGAAGTTCTTCGAGGTCGACATCGACCCCGAACCCGTCAAGAAGATCAAAGACGAGTTGGCCGCAGTCAGAGAGGAGATGACGCAGATCATCGTCCAACAAAACCGCGGAATCTTCGCGACCGACGGCGGCGCGAGCCGACGAATGCAGGACCTCGCCTTCCGAACGAAGGAGTTGAACGCCGAACTGGAGAAGGTCCGCGGCGAAGGAATCCTCGGCGGCTTGAAGATGCCACAGTTTCCGACGACAGGCCCGATCCCCGGCCTGATCGCAGTTCCGAACGAGACGCAGAAGGCGGCGACCGAGAACCTTGACAAGCAGATCGAGGCCAACCGGGCCGCTTGGGACGCATTGTCCAAGATGACCAAAGAGGCGCAAGCGAAGTCTGCGGCCGATGCTGCCAAGCACTTCGATGCTCTCTTGGTGTTGCAAGACGACTACATTCGGATGCAACGGCAGAAGGTCGAGAGCGCGACCGCTGCGCTCGACACGCACCGCGCGGCCGCCAACGCCCGAGCGGAGGCCGAGGAGCGTCAACGCAACCTCGACCGTTTGCAACTCGAGGAAGAGAAGGAGCAGCGGATGGACGCTGCCTCGAAGCGTGAGGTCGACCGCATCAACTCGGCGGCTCGGATGGCTCGCGAGGCTCGCGACAAGACGATGGCCGAGTTGCAGCAGATGTATCAGGCCATCTCGTCGACGATGACGAACTCGATCCTCAATGCCTTCGAGGCGATCGTACGCGGCACGATGTCGGTCGGCCAGGCCTTCAGCACGATGGTCTCTCAGATCCTGATCGACGTAGGCCGTCTCCTTGCTCAGAAGCAGTTGGAGTCGTTCCTGCTCGATCTTGTCGGGTCCATCGGAGGATCGCTCACGGGAACGAGCGGCGGCAGCAAGGGCACGCCCGTCTTCTCGGCTCCCGAGCCTCTCGCGTGGGGCGGCCCGGTCGAAGGAGGCCGGGCGTACCACGTCGGCGAGCGCGGCGCGGAGATCTTCCGAGCGTCGACGTCGGGCACGATCGTGCCGTCGGGCATGACGATCAACGTCAACGGAGCGACAGATCCGATGGAGACCGCTCGCCAAGTCCGCAACGAGGTGATGCGTCTTGCCACGACTGACTCTGCCTTCCGTCGGAGGATCGCGACGGTATGACGACGGTCCTGGCTGAACTCGGGTTCGGAGGCGTCGACAGCCGTCCGAACTTCGCGGAGTCGATCACCGACGGCGTTCTGGTTCCGGACGGTCGATGGCTCAGGTATCAGCAGAAGTCGTGGCCTGCGTTCTCGTCGTCGGGCAACGGAACGGCGACGGGTCAGACGTTCCCGGTCGCGAACACCGACCTGTTCTTGGTGCGGACTCAGGTCATGTTCTTCAGGACTCCGGCGTGGAGCCGAGCGTTCCATTCGACTGCGACACCGTCCTGGCATCGGCACGTGCGTCTCTCGACCGAGATCACGATGCAGGAGTCGTTCCCGAACTTCTCCGGAGGCACCTCGTACGGCGAAGACGACGTCACCGTCGGACTCATCTACGCAGGCGAGTCTTCCGGCAAGGGCTTCGCGTGGGTCTACCAACGCTTGAGCGACGGTGCGACGACGCGCATCGCGCACGGCTACTTCACGGCGACGGGCAACGCAGGCACCTTCAACCAACTAGGACCGGCCGTGACGGTCGCGGCGTTCACGGCGAGTTCGACGGAGACGCTGGAAGTCGAGATGCGTCTCGATGCGTCCGGCGGAATCATCACGCACACGTGCTTCTTCAGAGGCGTGGCAGTGGCGACGTTCACCCTGAACGCCGCTCTGTACAACGCCTACATGGGCACGTCGATCTCGACGAACCTCGTCAACAAAACGTTCTATCAGGGTGCGGTGGCTCGCTACCCGGGCGGCTTCGGACAGGCGGCCTTCGACACATCGGTGATCGTCAGCGGCCCAGGCGGCACCATCACGTCTCCTGACATCACCGGCTACAGCATTCGGCAGTACTCGTCGTCGAATCCTACGGGCATCCTGACGCCATACTTCGCGACCGCGACCCGGCACATGCTCTTCGACAACGTTCGCCTAGTCGATCTCAACCCGGCGCTCGTGACCCCTCCCGTCGATACGATGCCCGTGCTCGTGCCGTCGTTCGTCACCGGAGCAGGCATCGCGGTGTTGTCGGAAGACGACGGCGGCTCGGCGACGCTCAGCCTCGCTCCGGACTACTCGCAGCCGATCGAGGACCAATACGGCGTGTCAGAGATCAAGTACGACAGCGGCCACACCTACACCCGAGCGGTGTACACCCGCCGACGTCGGGCGTGGTCGCTGCACTGGGAGGCCCTCAGTCCGTCCGACAAGTCGACGCTCGAGACGCATGTGACCAACGTCAAGACTCGCTTCGCCGTGTTCAACTGGGTCGACCCGGAGACGAACGTCACCGAGCGGGTGCGGTTCGTGTCCGACATGCGCTTCGACCGCGTCTCGTTCGCCGTGTGGCGTGCGTCTGCGGTCGTCGAGGAGGTCTTGACCTAATGCCAGATCCGATCAACTCGACGCTCGTCACGGCGAAGAACGAAGCGCACTCCACGACTCCGTGGGTGTGGCTCTTCGACGTCGACCTCGACGGTACGAGTCTGCTCTCAGTCGCGGGTCACGACACGGCCGTGACCTACAACGGCCGCACCTACGCGGCGTTCCCGATCGCGGTGTCCGGCCTCGAGCGCAACTCGCTCGGGGACTTGCCCACGCCGACGGTCACGGTGACGAACCTGTCGCGGGAGATCGCGTCCTACCTCGAGGCGCAGGGCGTGCTCGACCGTCGGGTGCGGATCTACCTGATCAACACGGTGACGGAGTCGGCCGTGCTCGAGTTCGGCGAGTGGCGCGTGCTCGACGCGGCCTTGTCGCTCGATGCGGCATCGTTCCGGCTCGGCGTGTACCAACTCTTCGATGCTCCGTTCCCGTCTCGTCGGCAGATGCGCGGACGGTGCGACCACGTATACGGCGGTGTCGAATGCGGGTACGACCTCACTCTGACGAACCTGATATCGACGTCGGCACCCAACTTCGACATCGCCTCTTGTGATTACACGCTCGACGGCGACAACGGCTGCATCAAGCACGGCCTGAACGAAGTCGCGCATGGACGACCGAAGAACCACCCGAAGCGGTTCGGCGGTCACATCGGCATTCCGAAGGGACCCGCCCGTGTCTGAACGTCTCGACCCTGCACTTTGGTCAGATCTCGTCGGCGTCGGCTACACCGAGGCCGGGTGCTGGCACCTCGTTCGCGAGGTGTATCGCCGTATGGGCGTCGACCTTCCCGAGTCCGTCACGGCCTACTACACGGGCGCGGGTTGGACGAAGGTCCCGGCCGACAAGATCATCGCCGGCGACGTGATTGCCTGCGGCAAGGCCGGGATTCCCGCTCACCTCGCGATCTACCTTGGCGGCGATGAAGTGCTGCACGCGACGCGCGACGGCGTCGCGAAGACCTCGCTCCAGGCACTGCTCCGAGCGGACTCGGTTGTGTGGTTCGGCCGTCCGACGGCGCCCGACGAGAACTTGACGTCGTTGCATTCGCGGGTGGTATGCGTCCGCGACATTCTCGGCAAGCCTTGGGAGCGCGAGTCATTCGACGTTCCCGCGGGAATGCAGATCGAGCACGTCGCTCCCGATTGGGCCAACGCGGCGATCACGTCCGTCGGCGTCCGTCGCCGTTCGGAGTGGGGCAACGTCCGGCTCGGCGAGAAGGACGTCGTCGTGTTTATCTGCGAGCCTGGCGACCCGGTGACGACGTTCGTCGCGATCGCTCTGCAGATGATCGGGTTTGCCATCTCGATGGCGTTGGCTCCGAAGCCCGGCAAGGAGCCCGAGGAAGGCAACCCTGGGTTCTCTCTCGACGGCTATCAGAACACGGCCCGAGTCGGCATCGCGCAGCCGTTGATCTACGGCGAGCATCGGCAGGGCGGCAACATCATCTCTGCCTTCCAACGCACCGACGGCAACGGGCGAGCCGAACTGCACATGCTCGTCCTGCTCTCTCGTGGCCCGATCCAGTCGATCGGCGAGATCACGAGCGAAGTCAACGACGCATCGGGCTCGGATATTCCCGATGGCGTCGAACTCGACGGCAACCCGATCTCGTCGTATCCGGTCAAGGTCTCGACCCGCCTGGGCACGTCGGATCAAGACGCCATCGCAGGCTTCGACGAAGTCGTCACGGCGATTCCATACAGCGTTGCTCTGAAGCAGAACACGACGTTCATCGCCGAGACGTCCGATCAGGTCGACGCCTTCGAGGTGGTCTTCCGATACCCGGCGGGTCTGTATCAGCAGTCGACGACGGTGGCCGCGACGACGGTGCTGCACACGATTCGATACCGCCTGAAGGGCTCGACGACATGGACGGGTCCGCTCACGCAGACGGACACCTTTGGTCGCCGGAATCAGGTGACGACGCTTCGGCGCGTCGAGGGCCTGACGCGCGGCATATACGAGATCGAGGTCACGCGCACGACGTTCGAAGCGGACACCAGCAACTCCGAACTCGCCGACATCAACGAGATCACGGCGCAGCGCATCGCGTACACGGGCAAGGCCCTGCTCGCCCTCAAGGCGCTCGGCTCGGAGAACGTCGGAGGCGGCGTGCCGACTCTGACGGCTCGCGTCAAGGGCCGCAAGGTCTGGGTGTGGGACGGCGTCTCGACGACGACGCCCTTCTTCAATCTGCAGTGGACCGACAACCCCGCGTGGATCGTCACCGACATCCTGACAAACAAGGAGCACGGGCTCGGCCGCAACGGTCAGATCACGTGGGACAACATCGACCTGCAGTCCTTCAAGGATTGGTCCGACTATTGCGATGAGGTGCCCGAAACCGGATCCGGCAAGCGTGCGACGTGCGACATCCTGATCGACTCGACGGAGTCGGGTTGGTCGCTCGTCACGGACATCGCTGCCGGGGCCTTCGGGCGTCTCATCTTGGTCGGCTCGAAGATCAAGGCGATCCCCGACAAGGCGACGACCGTCTCAGCCGTCTTCTCGATGGGCAACGTCCGCGATCTCGAGGTGGGCTACGCGGGGAACCGCTCGAGGCCGAACGCGGTCGAGGTTCAGTACACAAACGAGGAGACGAACTACGAGGCCGAGACCGCCCTGCAGGTCGAGACCTCCGCGCTCGCGGCAGGCGAGGCCGTTCGCAAGGAATCCGTCAGGGCTCGCGGCATCACTCGTCCGATTCAAGCGCATCGCCTGGCGAAGCGTCGGCTGCTCGAAGCGCAGAATCAACTCCGCTCGGTGACGTTCACGACGGGCGTCGAGGCCGCGCACCTGGCTCCGATGGACGTGTTCCGGTTGCAGCACGACGCGACCGGGAAGGGCTACGGCGGTCGGATCCTTGCGGCGACGTCGACGACGATCAAGGTGGACGCCACGATCCCGTCGGTGTCCGGCTCGACGGTCGTCTTCCGGACGGTGGCCAACGGTCAGGACGTCGTTCTCACGGGCGTGCCAACGGCGACCGACGGTGCGACGCAGTCGACGCTGACCTTCGGCTCGGCGTTCTCGACGACACCCGTCGCCGGTGATCCGTACGCGATGGGTGCCGACACGACGGGTTGGCCGCGTCTGTTCCGCATCCAGTCAATCACGATGGAGCCTGACCTCCGTCGTCGGATCCAAGCCATCGAGTACTCGGCTACGGTCTACACGGACACGCCCGACGAGATCGAGTCGTTCACGGACGTGATGCCGGACCCCCGGCACATTCCGGATCGCCCGACCCGGCTTAGAGTCACCGAAGATCTCTTGCCGTCGGACTGCTCGTGTGCTCGCGTGCGGGTGGACTGGGCACTCGAGACGGCATGGCAACGTGCCGACGTGTGGTATCGGGTGGCATCTGGCGGCGAGGCTTGGACGTATCGCGGCCGCTTCGAGGAGTCGGCCGAACTCGACGTCGAACCGAATCAGATGTACGAGTTCTCCGTCGCCCCCGTGAACAGCCACGGCGGCCGCAGGAGCCCTTCGGACGGCACGCGAGCCTTCTACTACCCGCGAGGCAACCGAACGCCTCCAAGCCCGCCTGCGGCCATTCACGCGACCGTCGCGAATCAGGTCCTGCATGTCCTGATCAAGCCGCCATCCGGACAAATTGTCGACGGGTACGAGATCAGGTATGCCTCGGGCTCGGGTTCCATCTTCGCTGGGGAGCCGAGACTCGGTTACACGCGGTCCGATACGTTCTCGATCGCGTGCCCGTCGACCTCTACCTTCTACCTCCACGTTCGCTCCCGCTCGGTGCTTGGGGTGCTGTCCGAGTCGTCGGCGACGGTTCGTGTTGACCCGACGGCTCCGACATCGACGTACACCACGAAGCAGTCGATCTCGGACACGGGCTTCCCCGGCACAAAGAGCAACACGGCCGTCACCTCGGGCAGTCTGTTCCTGTCGAGCTCGAACCTCTCGGGCACCTACGTCTCGACGGCTTTTACGTCGACGGGCAATCGCGCCTGGTGGTTGGTCTCTTCGACCCTCGAGCCCGTCGACCGGACGTGGGACGAATCCGGCCGCGCTTGGGCCGACTGCGACGAGACGTGGGCCTCGGCCTACCTGACGGGCGAAGAGGTCGGGCCGAACCCGACATGGGCCGACGCGGGGTGGACGTGGGGCGGCACGATCGGCTCGATCATGGCGTGGACCGGATGGCCCGACGTCATCGGGCAGTTGACCCCGACCGTCGAGACCCGCATCAACGCAGGGTCATACGTCGAGCTCACCACGCTCGAGGCGTCGAGCATCACGAGCGGCGACGTCAAGGTCACGATGCGTCGGCCGCATGATCGCTATCAGCCGAAACTGACGGCGATCGACGGGCGTCTCTCGGAGTGGAGCAGCGCGGTTGCAGGATATTTCGGGCAGTTTTGGTCGACGCAGGATCAGACCGCCGCCGCGGTCAACACGGGCTATGCGGTCACATTCAACAACAGCGACTCCAACAACAACGGAGTCTCGGTTGTGTCGAACTCTCAGATCGAGTTCGATTATGCGGGTACCTACTCGCTGACGTTCTCGATGCAGTTTGTCAACGTGGACACTCAGATCCACGATGTGAACGTCTGGTTCAAGTTGAACGGCACCAACATCGCCGACAGCGACTCGAAGTGGTCGGTCGTCGAGTCGCACGGTGGCACAGACGGCCACGCGATCGGCACGGTGAACTTGGTCGTGACGGTCGAGGCCGGAGACTACGTCGAGTTGTTCTGGTCGGTCGACGACACCGATATCTCTCTGCAGTACCTCGCGGCGGTATCTCCGGCTCCCGCAATCCCGAGCGTGATTCTGACCGCGGTGCCAGTTGCCAATACCATCGCGGGTCCTCAGGGCGCCACGGGTCCTCAAGGCCCGACGGGCGCGAAGGGCGACACGGGGTCGACAGGACCTCAAGGCTTGCAAGGCGCCGACGGTCCGCAGGGTTCGTCTGGCCCTCAGGGCGCCATCGGTCCGCAAGGGCCTCAGGGAGCGTCTATCGTCGGTCCGCAAGGCTTGGACGGGCCGCAGGGTCCCCAAGGCCCCCAAGGCGCCCCGGGCAGCGGAGGCGGCGGCGGCGCGGCGATCTACGATATTCTGAAGACGGTTACCATAGGTATCTGATGCTCACGCTCGCGACCACAACTCAGACTCTCGAAGCACTGCTCGGTGGCGCGGCTGCCACGACCAATCCCGCGGCGGTCGTCTCGTATGCCGAGCACACGGCGACGACGTACACGGGCAAGGTGCAACACGTCGCGCTCAACGGAACGACGGCGGTCACGATCCTGTCGGCTCCCGCGTCGTCGACCGAGCACGTCGTTCGTGGTGTGGCCATCTCGAACATCGACACGGCGGCGGTGACGCTGACGGTGCGCTTCAAGGACACGAGCGGCTCGACCGTGTACCGCACCGTCTTCAAGGCCACGCTGTCCGTCGGCGACACGGCCGGCTACGACGACGACGGCTGGTACGTAATGGACTCGACTGGTGCTCGCAAGGGCATCGGTGCTACTGGAGCGCAAGGGCCACAAGGCGTCCAAGGCGCGCAGGGTGCGCAGGGCTCGCAAGGTGCTCAAGGCTCGCAGGGTCCACAGGGTGCGAAGGGCGCGGACGGTGCCCAAGGACCGCAAGGCGCGAAGGGCGACACCGGCGCGGCAGGCCCGCAGGGTGCCGACGGGGCTCAAGGCGCACAGGGACCCCAAGGCGCGAAGGGTGCCGATGGCGCGCAGGGACCTCAAGGCGCAGCAGGTGCTCAGGGTCCCCAAGGAGCCAAAGGCGACACAGGTCCGCAAGGTGCCGATGGTGCTCAAGGCCCACAAGGAGCCAAGGGCGCGGACGGCGCACAGGGGCCGCAAGGCGCGACTGGTGCTCAAGGCCCGCAGGGCGCTCAAGGCGCAACAGGCGCGCAGGGCGCTGGAATCAACACGCTCACGACGAAGGGCGATTTGCTCACGCATGACGGCACCAACGCCGTTCGGCTCGGCGTAGGAACCACGGGCTACGTACTGAAAGCAAACACCTCGGCGGCCAACGGAATCGAATGGGCCGCCGAATCCGGCGGCGGCGGAGGAACGTCCGCACCTGATTACATGTTCTTCTTCAACGGAATCATC